CACAGCCATACACGGCTATCAGTCTATCTGCGACTGGATGAAGGTAGATAAGGCAATCAGGCGCAAGATTGAGGAAATCGAGAAAGTGCTTGAAGGTCGCATTCACCAGGGCGATGAGTTCTTCGGGCGCGAAAAAAACTTGCATTACGGATTTCTTTGAACTATATTTGAAACCAAGTTAGGAAACGCTGATTGACACCCAGCCCTAATGAACAGAATATGAAAAACGAAATTAAACAGACGCTCCCTTGGAGTACCAGTGCGCCCTTTTATTCTGGGGGCGGTGTCACACTGGGAAACAGGGGGGCGTTTTGCTTTTATGAAAGATCCAGCAATACTATTCTACACATCTGATTTCCTGAGCGGAACAATGACCATGACAAACGAGCAGGTGGGCGCGTATATGCGTCTGCTTTGCCTTCAACATCAGAAAGGCGAACTATCCGAAAAAGATATGTTATTCATATGCGGAACACGCGATGAAGATATTTGGAACAAATTTGAAAAAAGCGAAACCGGAACTTATTTTAATTCTCGTTTACGTTTTGAAATTGAAAGAAGAAAGGCTTACTCTGAGAGTAGGCGTAACAATAGGAAGAAGAAAGACATATCTAAAACATATGTTGAACATATGGAAAATGAAAATGAAAATGTAAATAGAACTAAAAAGAAAGGGGGTGCAGGGGGAAAACAATTCGTGCCTCCGACATTGGAAGAAGTCATCGCATATTTCAAACTTAGGGGCTACACTCAAGAATCAGCAGAAAGGGCTTTTTACTATTACCATGAAAACGGATGGAAGGATAAAAACAATATTCAGGTTCAAAACTGGAAATCAAAAATGAACAGCACCTGGTTCAAACCTGAAAATAAAAAACAATCTTCGCAAGCTAATTACCAAACACTAACACCATGAAAGACACAGAACTTGAACAAGACGTACTCGCCATGTTCATAAACAGCTACCAGGCTCAGATGCACATCAGCGAATGCAACGAGCATTTTTTCACCACACCTGAAACGAAAGCAGCCTTTCAGACGGTAAAGAGCCTATTCGATAAAGGCGAACCCGTGGAACTTGTAACGGTTTCGATGCGGCTAAAGAAGATGGGCTTCCCTGTGCAGACGGCGGCGGCTATTTCAGAACGGTACATCGGCGATGCGAACCTTCAGTTTAAAATCAAAATCCTGCATCAGTTCTACCTTACCAGGCAACTGACCGTTTTAGCGAACGAAATGCAGCATCAGACTGCTGACAAGAACACAGACCCATTCGCCATCATCAGCAACGCACAGCAGCGGCTGGATGAACTCGCCATCATCGAAAAGACGGACGGCGTTCACATTGCGAAGGTGGCAGCGGATAGGGTGAACGACATAGCGCAGCGGAAACGCGATGGGATACGCACTCTCGGCGTGCCTTCAGGATGGGAAACGCTCGACCGCTTTACAGGTGGATTTGTGCCGGGAGAATTTTGGGTCGTTGCAGGCCGTCCGGGCATGGGTAAAACATCATGGGCAACGAGCATCAGCATTGCCCACGCACTCCGGGCAGGTGGGAAGGTGGCGTTCTTCAGCCTGGAAATGACCAAGGAAGGACTTGTGGACAGGGTTTTATCTTCGGAGTATGGCATAAATTCTGAATGGATCAGGACGGCGAATGTAACTGACGAGCAGATAGAAAACATGGCCCGGCTTCAGAACATTGCCCGAATGGCTATTTGGATAGACGATTCCAGGCGGCAGACTATTGACCAAATCCGAAGCAAGCTGAAGATGATGAAAAGCAAACATGGGATAACATTAGCCATTATTGACTACCTGGGCCTCATTAACCCGTCCGACCCAAAGACAATCCGGGAGCAGCAGGTTGCGTATATTTCCCGCCAATGCAAACTTATCGCGGGTGAAAGCAATATGACCGTCATTGCCCTTTCTCAGCTTAACAGGCAGAGCGAGCAGCGCGGAGATAAGCGGCCAGGGCTTGCAGACCTTCGCGAAAGCGGAGCAATCGAGCAGGATGCCGATGTTGTGGTGTTTCCTTTTAGGCCCATGTACTACGAAACTGAAAAGCCTGTTGTTGAGGAAGCTGAAACGATTATCAGCAAGAACCGAAACGGGCGCACCGGGATAATTCTCTGCCAGTTTGAAAGTGCATATTCGCATTATTTGTTGTAAATTTGCAACGCATGAGCGGAGTTGAATACTTGCTAAAGGTTTATCCTATCAGCAGCCAGGGCTTGCCTGAAGAACACGCAACAAACGCAAGGGAATTAGAAAGGCAGATGATTATACGAACATACGCCGATGCGTTGGAACAGGTAGGCATCACCGCTGCCAGCGCGAAGAAAATTGCGGCTGAATATTACCGACAAAACTATGACACCTGAGATATTTTTAGCCCTGCTTTCCATCGCGGGCGCATCCGTGCCTTTCGGCCTGAACAATCAGATGGACACTCTCGGCCCTTTCAGCGGCTACAAAGTATTCCGCTGCCCGGTTTGCCTGTCATTTTGGATTGCACTCATAGTCATTGCGCTGATGGGCGGGAATCCTGTGTATGCTGGCCTTGCCCCGATATTCGCGCAACTCATTCACAAGACACTTTACTGATGTATCGCAACGAAATAGCGGAAAACAGCCTGTGTGCCTTTTGGGGTGAAAACATACGGGACGGCATAACCATTGCCCGATACCACAGAACAGAACAGCGCACCCCTTTTGACATACATTGGACGATGGGCGGTGACTACTTTCAGAACTTTTCCCCTAACTACCTGGAAGCCATCGCGCTGTTCAGGGCAGAAACGCGACACAGGAACGAACCACCGCATTTCATCGTATGAACGCAGAACAGAAAGCTCAATTTGAGCAACTATTTCCAAAATGGAAAGCGTACAAACGCAACCTTGTGTGGACTTTTGACGGGGCGGAAACTGCGATAATTGAAAAGCTTGCTTACGTTCTATTAGGTCGTACGCTCAACACCTGCCCATCGTGCAAAATTGAAGCAATGAGGCAATTAGAAAACCTATACAACGCATGAAGACATACCTACACAGCGGCAACGCGGGCGATGTGATTTATATGTTGCCCACTATCAAAGCAAACGGAGGCGGCACTTTGTATCTGAACCCTGACCGACCCGCACAATACGCAGCGGGCCTGGCCCATCCTGGGGGCGGTGTGATGCTCAACGAAACCATGTGCAATATGTTGCGCCCATTGGTGGAGTATTGCGGCATAAAGTGCGAATTGTGGCACGGCGAAGCGGTGGATTACAACCTCGACCTATTCAGGGAGCAGCGCATAAACCTTTCGGCATACGACATCAGGCGTTGGATTCTTTCGGTTTATCCTGAACTTCTCCCCGGACCTGCCTTTCGCATCAATCGCCTGAATAATCCTTACATCACCGTCAATCTTTCGGAGCGATACCGCAACAGCGCGGCGGGAGGTGATGCAAAGTGGGCCATGTTGCAGGAGCAGCCATACGATGTGTTTTTCATCGGTGTGCAGCAGGAGTTTGAAAAGTTCAAGAGATTTTGCATAAAAGCAAAGCCAATTTATATTTCCGATTTTTTGCACATGGCAAATTTTATCGCAGGCGGCCTCATGCACTTTGGAAACCAAAGCAGCCCTTTCGCGGTTGCGGAGATATTCGACCTGCCCCGGGTGTTGGAACTTTCGCCCTACTGCCCTAACGTTGTCAGCATGGGGGAAAACTGGGGTGTTGTTTACAACAACGAAAACATGAAGTGGCACGTGGACAGGCTGTGTCGCATGGAACAAAATGAAGAAAATCCCATTGTAATAAACCCGTCATGAACTGCCCTGCCTGCAACTTTGAAAAATCTAAACTCCTCGGCAACGTATGGGGTACAGAATATCATGAGTGCGTAAACTGCAAAACCATCTTCAGCCGGGAACTTGATCAGGCTGGCATGGTAGGAGGCGGGATGGTTTATGAGCGCAGCCTTCAGAACTCCGGGCGAATTGAACGCTTCACAGAACTTGCCGGAAAAGGTGCAACGATTATTGACTGGGGCTGCGGAAATGGTGAGTTGGTTCATGCCTGCACTCTTGCCGGGTTTATGGCGTACGGGTACGATAAGTTCAGCGATAACTTCAAACGCAAACCACGGATAACGGCGAAACTTGTTTCTATGGTGGAAGTCATCGAACACCTGACCGGGAAGAAGTTGCAGCAGACCTTCGCCGACATTGACAAATGCACCGTCCCTGGTTCGCTTCTATACATTGAAACCTGCTTCGCTGATGTGTGCGGCTGGGGGTCGTTCTATGTTGAACCGAAAGTAGGCCACAGCACAATCTGGAGTTATGCCGGGATGGATGAGTTCATGTGGGGTCATAAGTGGGCATTAAAGCAGGCTATTAACTCCACGGTTCGGGTTTATGAAAAAGTAGAACAAACAATACCATGACAAAAGTATATGCCTTAATGGCAATCGACAACAGCATTACAGACGCGCCAAACAGCGTAGTTTTGGAAATTTTCAGCAGCCATAAAAAGGCAAGCGAACTTTGGGCGTATTGTTACGCAGCTATGGAACTTTATGAGGAAAAGTTACTTCCTTTAGAAAAGGATGAAGAAGCGCATAAGCAGTATGCTGAATGGCAAAAAGACCATCCTTTCAAAGTTGGCCCTCATGGCGCGGCATCGGATTTTGAAATAGTTGCTTACGAAGTGATTTGAAAGCCTACAAAAAGATTTACCTTGAAGCACGAAACCTCACCCCGACCGATTTTATCCCCTGCGAAGTCTGCCACGCCCCGGCGGCTGACATCCACCACATTCAGGCTCGGGGGATGGGCGGGAGCAAACTACGGGACAATCCCGAAAACCTTATCGCCTTGTGCAGAACTTGCCATCATAAGGCTGACTTTGGCACGGGATTGCCGAAGGAATATTTACGACAAATCGTAAAAGACAAATTAAATGAAAGGACGACCACGCAAAATAGAAAGCCCTGAAGCATTGCAACAGGCATTTGATGAATACATGGCGCATTGCGCGACCTTTACTAAATCGGTATTGAGCAACTCAGGGAAGTTGGTAGATGTTCCAACACCCCGCGTTCCTACCGTTGGCGAGTTCTGCCGATTCATGAAGATGGATAGGAACACGCTTGATGAATATGCACAACGCGAAGAATTTTCCCGCACTATAAAAAGCATTCACTCCGAAATCCACGATGCAAAGCAAATCGCGCTGCTGAATGGGGAGGGCAACACCACGGGATTAATCTTTGACCTGAAGTGCAACCACGGCTGGAAGGATAAAACCACCATCGAGCATGAAGGTGAAATCACCGTTACCATGAACCTGACGCAATGAGCGCGCACGACCCTGAACATTACAAGGGCGCGGTAGAGTGCATAGCGGCTATCAAAGCCAGCCTTTCTCCCGTTGGCTATCGGGGCTACCTAAAAGGGAACATCATGAAATACCTATGGCGGTATGAGAAAAAGGGCGGTGTGCAGGATTTGGAAAAGGCGCGGGTATATCTAAACTGGCTGATAGATGATAATACTCCCGGCAACTATTGAAGGCGTTACCACACGCAAGGACAGGACGTGGAAGGTCACATTAGGTACGCAGGAGTTACCCGTGGACAAGGCGGCGGCCCTGCTTACATTAAATCATCAACTCGCATACGTGGCAATCAAACCTGAGTATTTCAGCAGCGAAGAAGAAGCATTGCTTGAACAGCTAAAAGCTGACCCGGAGGCAGGCGGCAAAACACCCGGTTCACGGCTGCGCGGTGTGCTGTATCGCAATTACGAACAGGACGCACAGGGCTTCGGCTCGTTCGCTTCGTATTACGAGCATCACATGGAGCGGCTAATCGAACATTTCAAAGGAAAACTACCATGAACATTTTAGGCATATTGAACGGCATGAGCGGTATCAGTTACCACCGCCTATACGCCCCGCTCCATGACTTGCAGATTCGCGGCTTCGCGCAAATTGACATTTGGAGTCCACGGGATGAAAAAGGCAACTACCGCCCGCTGCCCGACCTGGATAAATACGACCTTGTTATATGGAACGGCACGCTGGCCGAACCGCAGGAGCAGATTATTTCCATCCTAAATACCCGCGGAATACCCTTTATTGTGGACATAGACGATTACTGGATGTTGAACCGCTATAACCCTGCCGTGGATGAGTGGATACGCAGGGGGCTATCGGCTAAAGTGCAGGCTGCTTTGTACCACGCGGACGCGGTGATTTGCGAAAACGACCGATTGCGCGAGAAGGTGTACAATGTGAACAAGAACGTTTACACCATTCCCAACGCTTTAAACCTTACTGAGTTGCAATGGAATCAGGAAAAGCAGCCGAGCGATAAATTCCGGGTGGGGTTTGTGGGCAGCAGGTCGCATCGGTACGACCTGTTCACCATCAGCCAGGCGGTGAGGGAGTTCTGCGAAGAAACAGGCAGCGAATACAACATCTGCGGGTACGATGAAAAAGACCCGGAATGGCAGGCGGTAGGAAACGATGTTGCGCCTGTGGGGCATCCTGACTGGCTGAAACTTCGCCCCGGGGTTCACCCTTCGCAATATGGCATTTACCTTTCGCGGCTTGATGTGCTGCT